AGACCACCATAAAGGTCGCCTGTACCAGGAGAGTACAGACGAATAGTTCCATCCCAGTATTTGTATCTGGGGTTCTTCTTCAGGAACTTTGCTTCAGGAACTTCAAACGAAAAATAATCTGAGAGCTCCTGATGTACATGTGGCTCAGCAGATTGAATGGTAACGTATACTTCGTTTTTCTTTTTAATACTGAGGGTGGTCATCATTGTCCATTAACGAATTTCTCCCACTCAATGGCACTCTTGACCTGAAAACCTCTATTAGAAATTTGACGCATGACTTGATCCAACCAGTAAAGCATCTGGTCTAGATATTTGATCTTCGCCTCAAGGTTGATGATTTCCTCATCTGCCTCAAGGTAAGTTCTCATTTTTTCCGAAGTCTTAATGCTTGATCCGAATGGTTTAGCAGCGTAGGTCTTAGCGTCTGCTTCGCCTGAGTAATACTCACGCTTATTCTTTACCAGTTTGCGGGTCTCAAATTCCAGCGAAGTCTTGATCTGCTGAATGTCAGTGTAATGGTTTAAGTATTTATTATGTTGGAAAGGGATCGATAATGCAAGTTGCCCTAGATCCGTGGTATACTGTTTGTTCTTAAATTGAAAGTCAACTGCAGAATCTTCTGTCCAGTCCTCTCTCAGTTTGTCAAATTTATTACGAAGGGTTTCAAAATTCATAGAGGTTGTAAGTTTTTATCACGAATGAAGAACTGTTGATGCTTGAATGTAATTTCAGCAGTAATGTATTCTACATCTGTTATTGTAGCATCAAATTGCAAACCTGATAGTGATATAGGAAATATGTTTCTAAATTCTATAACAAATGCTGGATTGTATTGTGAAGTAACAATATGTAATTGACCGTTAGTATAGATATCTGATTCTTTTGTGGTGCGTTGCATTTGATCTGCATTACCGTTATCACGTATCCATTTATGAATACTATTATAATTTTTTAAATCTTCATCAACAATAAAAGATACAGAAAAATCCCCGAACGATACACCACCACCAGGAATGATAGGCAAGTTCCTAAAAGGACTTGCTACTTCCGTAGTTGGCATTGTAACGTCGGGGACATTTGCCCTTTGACAAAAGAAATCTACTCCTTCAAATTTCTTTAGTTTTAAAAGATAACCAATAGGGTTCAGGAAATTCCTGTTAGTAGGTTGTTCCTTATACCAATCAGCAGACATGTCAACTTCCCAAGCTGATACTATTTATCCTCGTTATACCAGAAGTCTTCCCAGTCTTTTTGTGAATCAGTTACGTCTTCTATTGTGTTATTATTCATTGTGCGTATTCATTAATAATATCTAATATCTTATCTAGAGAATCATGAGCTCCGTCATACCATTGACCTGTCATGCCTGGATTCATTTCTTTATCATACAAGTCAGTTTTTAATTTGTATACCTTTGCAAGCATATCTGTTTTGTGTAAGCGACCACGAGGCATAACGATAGGGATTTACTACTTCTATTTAAGCACAAAAAAAGGGACCCCGTAGGGTCCCTGTGTTGATTTCGTAATAACCGATATCAGGCGAGGTTCGCAACGCGAACACGTCTGTAGTACTGGTTCTTAGAAGCAGTAAGTGCTTCAGCATCAGGAGTTCCTGCAGAAGACTCAACGAAAGGATTGCTGACCATGCCGTAGCGGGTCTTGAAACCAATCTTAGGTTGGAAGGTCTGAGGATCGATGCTGCGAAGCATCTGAAGGGGAACGTAGGGGCAGTAGAATAGTCCTGCGTCATAAGGGGAAGAACCCTTATAACCAACTACGTAGTAGTGGGTGTTGGAAACGTTAGCAGAGTAAGGATCAACATAGACCTTAATGCGACCGTTCATGGTGCCGACTAGAAGGTTTCCGGTGTCATCAACATCACCGATGGAAGGACCACCAGCACCAGTTAGACCTGAGGAATAGTCGAGTGTGCCAGACATGGCAAGAGCAGAAGCAACGTCAGCAGAAGTGACGATGAAGTTGCCCTTTCCTCTACGAGTCTCTTGTGCGATAGCGTTAGCATCGCGCTCGATTTGGAACATAAGTCCTTTGAACTTCTCAACCGACCAACGACCGTTGCTGTCAACGTCGAGGTCAAATACACCAGCGTTAGCAACGTTGTTCTGAGCACCAGGCTTAGCAACGGTGTAAACGGTACGAACAACCTCACGGTTGATCTCAGCAAGGATTTCGCTAGACAATAGGTTAGCGAGTTCCTGCTCTGCATCAAGACCGTGGATTGCCTTAAGGTCTTGTGCCAATTCTAGAGTGTACTCAGCGCGAAGAGCTCTGGTCTTAGCAGTGACCGCAGTCTTCTCGATGCTGAAGTCCATTTCGTTGAACAAGGTCGAACCCGATCCAAGAACTTCTGCTGTTTCTCTAGCAATGTTGCCTGCTTGGCGCTCGTAGTTAGCAGCAGTTGTGCCGCCGCCAGTGGCGTCGTTAAGCAGACCAGGGTTAGCATCAGTCGTGCCGCCATCGCCAAGAGGAGATACGGGATCGTTGTATGCGCCAGGACCCTGTGTGTTTCCAGAGAAGTTGGTGTCAGGCTCGTTGTAGAGTGCCTCAGCGCCCGCTCTGGTGTTGTAGTGGCTCTTCATTGCGAAGATAAGTCCAGTAGGACCGCTCATGGGTTGAACGCCACAGATGTCGTAAGCAACCAAGTTGGGTGCTGCACGACGGATAAGGTTGATCATTACAGGATCGAAACCTGCAAGTCCACCAGTCTTGGTGGTTAGACCAGAACCGCCTAGTGCTTGTCCACCAGCTGCGCTGATAGCTCCAACAGTACTAGCTTCTTGCATCATACCACGCTCTTCGCGTAGTGTCTTTTCTGTGTTTTCTAACAGAACAGCGGTAACAGCCTTTCTATAGTTGTCTTTGATGGTGCCAGCACCTTCATGACTTAGAACAGGGGACCACTTTTCGGTTAGAGCTTTTGAATTAAACATTTGTTTGCTCTTGTTTGAAAAATGTAAAGTTTATTATTAGGACCAGCGATCAAGTGCTTTCAGATACTGCGCCATTACTGGGTTAGAATCATCTACACCTTCGACTGGGGATTCATCAACAACTTCCGTTGGGGTAGCGATTGACTCTTTGAAGTAAGACTCCTTAATGGTTTTCACCTTCTTGGAGAATGACTCTTCCGAGACAAACTCTAGACCCTCAGCAAGTGCTGCGAGTTTTTCTTTCTGAGTATCTGCTAGTCCTTCTGACACGGTGGACAGAATATTGAGTTTGGCAGACTCATTAAGACGATTTTGTAATTTCACGTTTGCTTTGACCTGTTCGTCAAGGCGCGTTTCCATCTCACGAATTGATTCGGCCATACCTTCTACAACATCGACTTTCTCGTCGGGAATAGAAATGTAGTGCTCTTCAAAGAGACCCTTCAAACCTGCGATGAAGTCTGTAGTGATCTCATTTCTGATTCCACGGTCAATAGCAACTTGGTTTTGCTCCATCCATTGACCGATGGCATAGGACACTGTGCCGTCTACTTCCTCGGAAAGTTCTGCCTTAGCAGATGATACGTGCTTATCGAGTTCAGCAGCAAAGTGCTCTACAAGTTTGTCATACTCCTCAGAGATTTTCGCTTTGACAGCAGCCTCAAAAATGACTTTTGCTTTCTCAGCGAACTCTTCAGAGAGTTCTGTGCCTTCTACTAGAGCGGCAACATCAACGGAAACATCAAGTTCTTCAAAGGAAGGCTTGATGGGGTAAGTAACAGCAGGTCCAGTACTAGTTGCGTATGCAACATCAGCACCAACAGTAGGCATAGGATCAGCACTACCGGCACGCTGTTGGGGATCGCCAGATACTTGCGAAATAGGTGCTGCCGCTTTAGCGCCAGGATTCTCTTCGCCATCATCATCATCCTCATTAGGAGCAGTGGAAGTTCCACCTAAATCTGCAGCAGCAGATTGTCCAGGAGCAACACCTGGTTGAACTGAAGGCATAGGATCCTTGCCGCCAGAACCAGTCTGCGCGTCAGAAACCTGAGAGGGTTCGCTACCAGCACCGGGGATAATGTTAGCAGAAACTGTTGGCATAGGATCGCCAGCTTCTACAATCACCTTTTGCTCGGTAACGAACTCCTCAAATTTTTCATTTAACATATCTGACATTTGAGATTACCTCGTAATTTTCCGTAAATAATTAATCTAAGTTTATTTATAAATCAAAGCTTTCCGAGGAAATCCTCAAACACCTTGAGTGTTCTCTCTTCTAACTCACGACGCGGAGCGCCATTGATATAACGTTGGTATTTATCAACTTTTGATTCCTTGAGAATACCGTTGTCCCATACCCATTCTTTACCTTCCATGATACCATTAACAAATGCATCAGGAGCAGAAGGATCTGCTACAATATCAGCAGCAGTTGTAAGCATGAAGTCATCGCGAACTACTGAAGTATCTTCACGCTTTTCGATGCTTCCCATACCACGGGATGAAACACCTAACTGAACTCCTTCGCCAAGTAAAGACTTAGCAATCTGTCCCATGGGTGTATCAAGAATTTGTGCCTTGCCAATGAAGTTATTTCCTTCAGCGCGAAGACTTGTAATTCTATGTGATACTCTATCAAGATTGATAGTAGGACCATCAGGATGACCGAGTTCACCTAGAGCACGCTTTGATTTTACATACTCTTCGTTGTATCTCTCAACTTCATTGTTGAGAACATCGAAAGGATACATGCGACCATTACGGTTCTTTAGTTCTGACTGTAAAAATACTCCTTCAATATAAAGAAGTTTCTTTCCGTCTCTTTCCTCAGTAAGGATTTTGACGTTCTCAATCGTTTCCGTTATCAGTTTCATCGGTTTCTGTTTCGGTGGGTTCATCAAAGAATGTATTCGCGGCAACCTGCTTGTATGTTGCCATAGCATCAGATGCCTTAGCAAAAAGTAGATCATGAATAGCATCAATAGCAGATGCCCTGTCGTTGTCGCTGATCTTATCAACGATATTTACCACGCCAGGTTCAGGGTTATGTTGTTCCATAATAAGTATTCTGTATAATTTATTTATTATTTGTAGAAGGTGAAGGCATTGATTTTGCTTTTTTCACTTCTCTTTCCGACGCAGCATCCGCAGCAAGTTCTTGTCTTTCTGCAGCATCTTGCGCTTGCTGATCCTGAATTTCAGGAGCAAGGGCAGTGTTTGCTGCTGTCATTTGATCCATAGCATTTGTTTCTGCTGGATCAATAGAGAGACCAGAAGCAATCTCTGCTTTTATCTGCTTATCAATATCCTTGTATTCCGTATCTTTTTGATTTAGAACATGACGACGGATATATTCAACAGAGAAATACTTACCAACATAAGGATCCATCTGGGTGACAGTCATCATCCTCTGGTTCATCATTTCAATTTCTTTTAGTTCATTGAAATGATTGTCAAAGAGATAGTCATACTGGATATGCTCCTTCATATCATCCCAGTCTTCAGGAGAAATTACTCCTTTAAGAATGAGTTGAGTCTTGAGCATGTCGTGGAACATCTCAGAGAATCTCTTACGGAGACGACCAATGAACTTTGTAAACTTAAGTTCATCGCGAAGAACCTCAGTAGTTTTACCAAGATTAAATCCTTTGCTATCGTCAGTAAGACGTGAAGGTGGTAGGTTCAGAGAGTTGTATAATTTCTTTTTGAAATACTCAA